TACCGTCTAATCCTTTAGTAAGATTCGTTATAAACTTATTACGCTTTTTATGTGTAACAATATATTCCATTTCTTCTTGGTATTTCATTTTTTTTACTTGGATACATTCCTCTTTAGGATACTTTAAGACAATACATTGAATTTTTAAATCAGCTAACTGTTTATCATCAATTAATTCTCTTGTTGTTGTTACACTCTTTACTGTTCCAAATAAACCTTCTAATACTAACTTATGTGTTTTTGAATCATCTAAAGTGCCAGTAGTACCTATTCTATATTTAGCATTTATTAATGAGCTCATAATTCTTTGTAATTCTTTTGATTTGAATAAATGAGCTTCATCACCTATGACACATTGAAAATTTGTAAAAAATGATTTATCAAATGTTGCTAATGATTGCCAAGTGGATATCACAACAGGTTTATCTGTTTCATTTTCATAACCATAATATTTTCTATGGCAATATTTTTCGGCATCCCATCCATAGTCCTTAAAATCACCATACATTTGTTCTACCAGATTTGTTGTTGGTACAATCAACAGACACCTATTATTTAATACTTTCATCATTCTAATAATACAATATATAATTAAAGACTTACCACTTGCAGTTGGTGAAAGCAATATTGTCTTTTTATTATTGATGGCATGATGGATAGCGTCAAGTTGATAACTTCGCACAAATAAACGCTTATTTTTCGTTTTTAGTGATAAACCATCACAAAACTTGGAAATATCATTGGAGGGAACGCTCCCACCAATGGTTAAAGAGTCAGCGACAGCAATACTATAGCTGTTCCTACGACAAAATTCACTAACATACGGTAACAGACCAGCATATATCTTTCCTGTTGCTTTAGAGAATAATCGTATCTTACCATCCCACCTTTTAGAACGGACAGATGGCATAAAGCTAGCACCTGGTACAGAAAATGTAAAAAAATCTGATAGACTTTGGAGAAGACCTAAATCTTCACTTATACATTTAATATATGATTCATTAAACTTGGTTACTGTTAAGTCGCTCATGTAATTGTTGATATGTAATCCATTCCATATTTTTCCGGTCTTTTAATTCATCAAAAGGTTTATCTTCTCCCACATGAATATATTTGTGATTAGGAAACTTATTTAATAATAGTTTCGTATGTGTTATCCAATTATGTGGATTAATAGCAGTTGCCTTCTCACCAACATAACCTTTTGTTCCCTTATACAAGTTATTTACTGTTTTTGTTTTAGAATAATAATCATAACCTATCAAGTAAATAATATCATCTTTATCTGACGCCATATATGCAATTAACATACCAGCATTTGTTTTATCATTCTTATACTTACCAAATCCCATTACTTTATCTTTTTTCTTTGTCCAAGTAATAGTATAACCTTCCTGGTCCTTACTTAAATGTAATTTATAATCATCCTCATGCCAATCTTTTCGTTCTGCTCTCAATTTTTCCATTGTATCTTTATTATTCGCCCAACAAACAAAAAACCTTTTCTTTTCATCTGGCCAAGACCATTCATTTGTATATACATTTGGATTGTCAACCTCACCAATAAACTTATCTACAGTTTCTTTATAGAATAATTTGGAGTACATACTGGCAGGACACTTTGCCCATTGTTTTAAATATACAGGATACTTGAAAGCATAACCTGAACGATATATTTCGTGACAAATATTAAAATCCATGGCCACTAAAACATCTGGTGTAAAATCTCTATACAATGCATTACAACCATATATCTTACCATGGTTTCGTAATGTTTCTAAATTAAAATCTTTTCTACTCTCACCATTACCAATACAAAAAATCACATACCTCCTTCTGTAAATCTTTTCCAGTCTATAGCATTTTTAATTTGAAAACCTCGATTGTTTATTTGCCTCAATATATTTTCCAAATAACTGCAAACAACTTTCAGGTAAGATACCTTTTGTGACAGTTTAAGTATATCCTTATCAGCGTCTATGAAAGTTGATACATCCTGCCGTAAAACTTTTAATTGAAAATCACTATTCTTATATTCTTCGGGGTCCGCTTTACCAGTATAAAACAACCATTTACTTTTATATAATTGAGAATATTCACCTTCTGCTTTTTTAAGCATAAGAGTATATGTTGAAAAATGTTTGAGATATTTTGAATGTAATATAGGTGTGTTTAAAGATTCTACATCCAATTCTGTATCATCAATCTTTAAATCCTTATCCACTTCATTTTGTAATTCTTCTAAATTCATAACTATATTATATCATATAATTGCCAAAAAGGCAAGCTTTTACTTAAAACGGTGTTGTATATTCGTGGTACTTATAACCAAAAGTTAATTGTGTTGAAAGATATTCTGTATCTGTTGCATTTTGAGTATATTCTAACGAACCTAAAGTTTTAGGATAACAATCTATAAAAGTTATTTCAACTTTAGGTATATTTCTACTTGTTAATACAATCAATTTAGCGTCTGAATAAATGGCACCATCTGGTGTTGCAGGATAAACTTTACCTGCTTCTGTTTGAACACCCCTACTTTGAGACCTAGGCATCCTATCTGCACTTGCAGCTAACAATTCTTGGTATTTTTCATCACTATCCATTTGTGCTAATCCACCCATCCAATTATGAATTGCTCGATAATTTGCTAATTCCTCATCCACAAGGAATGTAACTGTTAAATCCTCAAATGTTAAATCACTACCTGGTATTCTTAACTGTTGTAATCTTGTAGGTTGTGTGATTTCTGTTAAAGTAATACCGGGAAGAGTTACAGCTGTAGTATTGAACTCCACCGTAGGTAATTTGGATATCTGAAACTTAAATTTCGTTGGATCAGCATAATCCAAATTGACTGGTTGTTTACTTGTTAATGTTGTATCTGTCATATTATTATTTATAAGGCAAAAAAAAGGGCGCCGAAGCGCCCCCTATCATATGACTACTTTGTATCAACAAATGAATATAACTCATTTGCAGTTTTTAATATTTCATCAGTAGTTGGAAATGCAGGCACATCTTTTGTTACTAGAATGTTCCCTGATTCTGGATGTCTTGCTACAGAATTTTCCCATACTTGAAAGTCTTTGTCGTATTTGGTCATTACAAGACCTTGTGCTTGATTTAGAATATCAGCACGAATCTCATATGCGTTTTTATTTATAGACATAATAATCTCCTTTGTGTGTTTATGTGTGTAAATTATTCTACTTAACTATATATACGCCAAAAAAAAGGGCGCCGTAAAGCGCCCTTCTAATTTCATGGAGGAAATGAATCCTACATAAGGTTTGTAACCTTAACCATTCTGTAATATATATTTGCTTGGTCTGTTCCAGTACCAGTTGTTTGTGCTGATGATTCCGCAAAAGGATTTCTAATTAGACCGTATCTAGTTTTGAAACCAATTTTTGGTTGGAAAGAGTTTTCGCCAACGGCACGAACCATTTGTAGTGGTACGTATGGGCAATAGAAAATTCCAGCGTCATAAGGTGAAGTACCTTTATAACCAACAACAAAATATTGAGCTGCAGTATTATTACTTGCATATGGATCAATATATACTTTAAATCTTCCGTTTACAGTACCAGCAAAAGTATTACCAGTATCGTCAACATTAAGACTGTTGTTTAATGCAGGAGTGTAATCTAACACACCAGCCATTTGTAAAGCAGAAGCAACATCAGAAGAGCAGATAATTATATTACCTTTTCCTCTACGAGTTTCTTGTGCAATTACGTTAGCATCTCTTTCTAATTGGAACATTAGTCCTTTGAATTTCTCAACTGACCAACGACCATTTGAATCTGTGTCTAAATCAAATGTTCCACTTGTAGTAGTATTGATGTTAGCACCTTTTTTAGCTTTTTCATAAATTGTTCTAATAACTTCTCTATTGATTTCCGCAAGGATTTCAGCAGATAGGATGTTAGCCAATTCAGTTTCAGCGTCTAAACCATGGATTGCTTTTAAATCTTGAGCAAGTTCCATAGTATATTCAGCTTTAAGCTGTCTTGTAATAGCAGTTACAGTTGATTTCTCAATACTGAATGCCATTTCTGCGAAAGATGAAGAAGCTTCAGCAGTTGCTGTCGCTATACCAGTACCACTAGTTACACTAGTAGTAGTGTCATTCATCAGACCAGGATTTAATGTAGCACTATGAGTTCCACCACCACTAAATGAAGTATCAGCTTCGTTAAATAACGCTTCTGTACCTGAATTAGAAGTATATCTGGATTTCATTGCAAAGATAAGTCCAGTTGGACCTGTCATTGGCTGAACACCGCATACATCATAAGCAATTAAATTAGGCATAGCTCGTCTTACGAGAGATATTAGGATTGGATCCCAATTTGCTACTGCGCTGTCACCAGTCACATTCGCAATTTCTCCCAAGAACGCTTGGTCTTCTTTAGCTGCTTTTTCTTGGTTTTCCAGGATAATGGAAGTTACCGCTCTTTTATATGGGTTATCTATTTTTGGTAGATCCGCATGATTAAGAACTGGCGACCACTTTTCCTGTAAGTTTTCTGAATTATACATTTGTATATTTCCCCTTTTCCAGTTTATTTATTGTAGATATCTCTACTTTTTGCCCTACTAATCGCATCCGTATAGCGTTTCATTGAACCTGAAACATCTACTGTGCTACCATTATCGGTGTTAACTGAATCAACATTTTCTGTTGATTCTGGTGCTGATTTACCTGTACCAAAATAACTTTCTTTAATTGTAGATAGTTTCTTTTTGTACTCGTCAGCGCCCTCAAAACTAATGTCTTCTACTAAAGATTTCATTTTTTCTTTTTCTGTGTCTGCAAGACCAGAAGTTACATGTTCCAAAATGTCCTCTTTGCTGTAGTCATCAATCTGTTTCTTATCGTCAACTGCTTTTTCAGTCATTTCATTAACTTTAGATTTAAGCTCGTCTATCTCTTTTTCTTTAGCGTCCAAGATATCGTACTTTTCATCTGGTACATCAATGTAATGATCCTCAAAGAGTTGTTTAAGTCCGCCGATGAAGTCTTCCGCTATTTCGCCCTTGATACCTTTTTCAATTGCTAATTCGTTGTCTTTCATCCATTCTTCTACAACATAGTTTAGGTAATTGTCAACTTTCGTTACCAATAGATCCTTAACTTCTTTTTTAGATTCTGTTAATTCAGTTGCGTATTCACCTTCTAATCTTTCGATTTCAGCTTTTACTTTTGATTTAACAGCAGCTTCAAAGATTGTTGCGGCTTTTTGTTTAAATTCGTCTGATAAAGAACTGTCGCCTTTTACAAGAGCTTCAACATCATCTTTTACGTCAATGTCTTTAACTCTTTTTTCAACTGCTTCTTTCTTTTCGACAGCTGCAGCTGCATCAGCGTCTTTTTCATCATCATCCTTCTCATCTTCACCTTCATCATCTCCAAACTGTGCTACAATTCTATCAAATTTAGCAGAAATATCCGCTTTTTTCATTAAATTTAATTTATCATACATAGCTTGAATCATGCCTGATTTAGTTTTTGGTCTGGATTCTGTTACTTTTGCTTCTTCAACATCATCCTCGTCCTCACCATTTTTCTTTTCATCATCATCTTGTTCTTTCTTCTCATCTTCATCATCTTTACCATTGCCATTTTTCTTGTCTTTGTCTAACCAAGGTGGCACACCTTCTTTTTTAGATTTTGATTCCTTAACCTTTTCTTGCGATTCTGGAGAAGGAGCACCTTTCGTAGGAGCGCTTTTATCCTTTTTTTGCTTTTTAGCAGCGTCTGGATTTTTATCTGTTGGTTTTACAACCGCTGGACCTAAATCTTCCCAGTCACCTGC